CCATGTTTTCGGTAATTGGATCTTTTGGCTTCTTATCGTCCTCTAGCGGTACGAGTTTTTGGGCGTTCTTAATCCCCAAGACTTCGAGCATTTGACGGTGTAACTGTGGCAGATCATAGATCTGTGGTGCGCCAGAGGCCAACTGAAGAACGGCTTGATACTGCACAATCTTCTGTGCCATAGTTGCGGCATTTGGATCGGAGACAGGAATGACGTCTACTCGGTCGTAGTCCGACTTCTTCGCCCGTGGAGTTCCGTCTACTGGTTCGTAGTTGTATTCATCGGGTGTGTAATCCCGAATAATGTCCCGTAATAATTTCAGTTCCTGTTTAAAGGAGTAGTGAATACGGGCTTGTACCGCACTCATGACCTTTAGGGTTCTTTCTAGGATAGCTAAAGTCGTGCCGACTGGAGCTTGTGCGCTCATGTCGGAGACTTTCATATCCGCTACGGAAGCAAATCGGCGGCCTTCTTCTACGATAGTTCCAAGTAAAGAATAGAGAACTTGACTCGGTTCTTTGTAGGGAAGCGGCATCAGGTTGTCTTTTAGGACTCCTGATGGAACATCCATATCTCTAAATTCACCTGGGGCGATTGGGGTATCGTCCCCCTTAATACGGGCGCCTTTTGTCTTAAATCCACCAGGTAAATTACTTAGCGTACCCGCATCCACGAGCTGCCGAATAAGACTAGTACCAGACTTAGCAAAAGCCCCGACAAGGTGAATAAGACCAAAATAGTAGAAACCAAAGCCTGGCACGTATCCATAATGGACAAAATGATTTCTTTTCTGTTTTGTCTTATCTTCTGGATGCCAGTTTCTGCGGATTGCCAGAACTGTCTGGGAACCCTTTTCAATTGTGACCACATAGGGAAGAGCGATTTCATCTTCATCTTCGTATCCTGGTAAGTTCAAGTCTACGTGCATCTCAAGGAGCTTATAGCGATCATCTTGAGTTGCTGAGAAGCCCATCTTTTGGGCGATCTTCTTTTCGACTTCATCTAAGGAATCGTCTGGCGCACCTAAGTCTACGTCTCGGTAAAAGCCAGCGACTTGTAATCGGGTAATCTCGTTTTCTGTCTTTCTCATCACATGAGTGACACGGGGAGAAGACTGGAGATTGGCAGCTCCATAAGGAACTACGATATCTTCGGCGGGGATGAACATGGACACTTGGCGTTCTAAGGCTGGGTCGTAGTACACCTTCTTAAAGGCGTTACCCGCTAAACCCAATCCCCAGATCATGCGCTCATGTTCAGGTCGGAATTCTGTCATCACATCTGTAAGCTGGTAGTTCATGTCATCTTGAACTCGCATCGCAGCGTCTTTAATCTCTGGAGTCTCTTTCCCGATGATCGTTGTCCTTACGGGTCCTTGAGCAGGGAAAGTCTCCATAATGGTTTCGGCTTGGAACTTCACCAGTGCTTCGGAGAGGAGTGGGTGGTATACACCACAGGCGCCTTCCCATGGTTCAGTGCGTTCTTCGATCTTCATTCCCAGAAGTTCTAGTCCGTCTACGTAAGTCTGCATCCAGTCCTTACGGGAAGAGACGTCTTCTCCAAACTCACCAATTAAATCCCCAGCAAGTTGGGCGAGTTCGCCTTCGTCTATATATTCCGCTAGGTTGGCGTCAAAGTCTTCGTCCGATGGTTTGGCTTTTTCAATCTCAATTTCAATCCCGTCCATGCCAATCGTTACAGACTCTGGATCTTCGATCTCGATCTCTATTTCTGGTGGGGCATCTAGGACTTCTTCTGCAATCCCGACTGGGGCTTGATATAGACTTTTTTCGATTGACATAGTATTCCTTAGTAGTAAGCCATTTTGCGTCTAAACAACTGTGGCTCGTCTTGCTCGTCTGTATCTAGACGAATAAACCCGCCCTTTCTAAAGCGAATCAATGCTTGGGTACTGGAGTCAACCAAGTCATCGTGATCCGAATTAGGAAAAGCCGCCATTTCTTCAATAACCTCTTCCGCCCATCTGGTTCGGGGCGCCCACACTTTCCCAGACGCAAACAAATCCGACACAGAATTAATACGAGCTATCTTATCATTCCCACGAGTGGGCGTAAACTCTTGAACTGGTATTCCTCGCTGTCTTAATTCATAGATTAGTGGGGAACCTGCTGCTTTTGCCTCCACAACGAATGCGTCTGGCTCCCATTCCATGTAATGCTGGTAGGCACGCTCCTTTAGTTCTGGAAATTCCATCCGATCTTTGAACGCATCTAACAAAATCACATGGGGATCTTCTTCGTTTTCGTTCATATAGAAAACACCCCAGGTTGTACAGGCAGAATAGTCACTTCTTTCGTTTTTTGTGAAGGCCGTATCCCAAGATTGGATTACAAAGTCACACTGAGGTGGGTTTTCCTTCTCCCAAACCTTCCACCACTCCCGTTTTACGATCGCTCCTTCCTCAGAAGTCGGCTGTTGCTGGTACTGGGCGTTCCATTTTGACAGCGGAAGCTCTAACTTTAGGGCTTCTAGCTCTTCGATACTCCAGAATTCAGGCCATAACGGTTGTCCAGAGGGCAAAATGGCTGGAAAGTCGATAATTTCCCACTCTTCGCCGTCTTTATCTATCCAACTTTGGACAATTCTTCCTGTTAAATCTCGTTTTGCCCAGCGTGTCATCACCACTACGATGCTTCCACCTGGTTGTAGACGCTGGCGGGGTCCTGAAGAGTACCACTCAAAGACCTTATCGTAGACTTCTGGGTTCGTAGCGGCAATTGCAGCCTCTTGTTCGGAGTGTGGATCGTCAATAATAAGAAGATCCGCACCTTTACCAGTGACCGTACCCCCGACACCAATCGCAAAATACTCCCCACCATAATTAGTGTTCCAGCGACCCGCTGCTTTGGAGTCCTGTTTCAGCCCTACGTTGGGAAAGACCGTAGAGTAAATCTCAGATCCGACTAAGTTCCTCACCTTTCGTCCAAATCCGACCGCTAATTCTGCGGTATTGGAACACTGGATGATCTTTTTATTAGGGTTCTTTCCTAAAAACCATGCAGGGAGAAGAAATGACGCAAACTCAGATTTAGTATGACGAGGAGGCATATTAACAATAAGGCGTCTAGTTTTACCATTGGCGATATCCTCAAATTTCTTAGCCATGACCTTGTGATGACGTCCGTCCACAAAGCTGGGCCACATCTGTTTAACAAATGGCAGAAAGTTCTTCTCCGCCCTCTCTCTCATTACGGAGTCTTTGTACTCCAAAGCCGTCTGAAGTAACTCCTCCTGATCCTCTGGGGGAGCTTGGGCAATGAGCTTTTCTAGTTTATTCATCTAGTAAATCACTTAGATTTCTAAACTTAATCCCAGAAGGCCGCAGTGTCCTACGTTTATTCGGGATCTTCTTACAAGCACCAATCTTGACCAGCTCGTTAATTAACCTAGAAACGTTGCTACGACTCCTGTCTTTGGAGACAAACATAATCTCATCTATAGAAGGACTATAGCCGTACTTCTTCCACCACATCTCAATCACTAAATAAATGTCTTGTTGTCTAGGCGTCATTTTTCAATTTCTCTATTACCTCTGGGTAGAACTCTTCCGCATACCTCCAGAAGGCATCCATATCCCAAGTCTTGACTTCCGCTATCAACTCCTCTTCGGTCATCTCATGTAGTTCTTTTATAGGCCTGGTTCCCATCCTTTATCCTTTACTCTCTCTATCGCCTTCTCCGACAGGATCTCCGCACTCGCCTGATAGCCCGCCAGTATTTTCTCCACAAGTCTGCGTTCTACCATAAGGGTACTAAGGCAATCTACGATCCTCTCTATATCCCGATCTATCTCCGCTAAATCCCGCATATATACCCCCCTACCCCTTTTCTTTCCAATTCGCACGGGGGGGTGTTTCTATATTCTCTCTTTTCTCTTCTTCCCAATTATTTGTACCCCCCACCCCTTCTGTTTTAGACTTTTCCTGGGGTGGAAACGTTTCCACTTCACTTTTTTGTCCTTCTAAATCAGCAGGTTGCGAGGGGCGTTTTTCAGAACTTACCTCAGAAGAGCTGTTTGAGGTGGTGTCAAGATGAGTGGATTGATTGTGGGGATTAATATGTATAACAGATCCATGCTCGGCGTGGTCAATTTCGGGGGGGTGGGTGGTGGTGGGGTCTACGGATTCGGGTTTTTCCTCGGTCTGATCCGATCCTGACAATTCCCTGAGCAAACTCTCGCCATCATCTACTTCAGTTGCATCTACATTGATAATAGTCTTCAGTTGCTCTAGTAGTTTCTCTTTTATCTTGCTCGATTCGTGGATTACTTTCGTTTCTTTCCGTTCAGTAAATGCACCGACCTCGGATACTTTCCCCAATAATTCTAGGGATCTGATCCGTTGGGCATCTTTTACCTCAGGGTTTAGTGCCATCTCGGTTAGTTGATGGATTACGAGTTCTCTCAAGCGTTCAGGTTTTTGATATTCCCTCGCCTCAAAAGCCCTAGAGTATGCCTCGATCATTAGTTTCACATTCTCGTTGTTTGCGACCTTATGAGCATTCACTGCTTGGGTGGACTTCTTTCCTTTGGTATCGTAGGCGATCCTATACGCTTGGGTCTTAGGTTTACCGAGTGCGACCTGTTTAGCGAATTCCTTTTGTTTGTGGGTGAGTTCTCTAGTATTGGTTGATCCTAGTAGTAATTGCTCTATGGGGATATTCTCTAATCCCTCTCTTATCTCTCTCTTACTAATCTTAGCCATATTGGAATAATTGCGGTCTTTTTGGGTTTATCGTAATTGCTTAACTTGGTGGTAAATCGTAGGTATTTAATACGAACAAATTCTATACCCATTCTCTACTGTATGCAAACTCAGCACTATATATAAAAACATTAGGGTAAATACTTACCTCACTTTTTGGGTTTTAGTTCGTCTTGATATGTAGGAGAGCATATTGCGATCCACTATTAGAGGGAATTATGCAAACAATCACATATAGCGTTTTCTATTTACTTTTGTGTTTTGCCTGTTATTTAGTATTGGCGACCTTTTTATGGGTGATCCTATGAATAGAGCCGATTATTTAGAAATGAGATTAAAACGAGCCTTTTGGATAGTTAAAGAAATGTTTCCCGATATCAGTTCAAAAGAAGCATTACTAATGGCGGGTGCGATTGTCCAAGCATTCGAAAAACTTAAAAATACTCAATAGAAATGGGGGGGTTTATACCCCTATTTCATAGTGTGAGAAAGTAGGAAAAAGTATTAAAAAGTTATTGACAGCCTTATAAACAAAGGAATAAATTCACCATATGTAGTTTTGATTGATATATTGCATATATGAAAGGGTTTATATGAAATTACCAAAAGCACAAGCAGAGAAAATTAGTCAATTAGTTAATTCATTAACTATTTGGGCTATGGCAACAGAGAGAGCAGATAGCACAGACCAACAGATTGAGCAATACATGAAATGGCACGACGAAATTGCGGACAAATTGGCAGAGTATGGGATCAATGTAGCAACTTACAAAATTAAGGATTTGGCATAAACAGATCGAAACCCCGAAAGGGGTCTAAGGGTTTTGCCCTTACTGATGAGATCAACTAACAGGAGTGTAAAAACATGAAATACATTGTTTGGGTTGGTGGAGTGCCTGATTATGAGGGCTATTCATTTAAGAAAGCCGAGATTGTTTATGCAGAATGGGTAAACCTTGGCTATGAAGATGTCATTTTGCAAACAGTAAACGAGGGCTAAAAAATGAAATACATTCGACTAAAAGATGGTTTTGTGATGCAGACCGATAGACCCGAAACTTGGGAGGGTTGCGAGATCCTCACCAATGCAGAGGGCAAACGACTGATGGCAGAGAATGCCAAGCAGTCATTACTCAATATCCTCAAACCTGATGACACTGTATATACAGTGCTTCGTCATGTATCCCGATCAGGAATGATGCGGAGGATTGACCTATACACCTTTAAGGACTCCAAAAAGATTTACCTAACAGGCTATTACGCAATCATGAAAGGCGAGGAAACCCCTAGAGATGGATACAAGGTTGGGGGTTGTGGAATGGATATGGGTTTTCACTTGGTGCATGGTCTATCTTATCGCCTATTTGGGGACGATTACGCACTAAAGCATGAGTGGATCTAAGGGGGAAATTATGAGCAAACTTATTATTGAATACTTAGAGGACGATTCAGACTCAGGGCTAGAGTGGATCGTGTGGGATACAGAAACAAATTTAAGCCCTAGTGGTTGGCTTGAAACCAAAGAACAGGCAGAAAATTTTATTAAAAATTATAAAGGGGTAGAGGCATGACAAACGC